TGGCAAGCCCGGCTAGATCAATCATCATTCCTGAAAGTGGCGGCTGCGGCTCAATCGGCGTTATCACCATGCACACCGACATGAGCGCGGCAATTGAAGCCTCTGGCATGAAAGTCACAATCCTCGCGGCGGGGCAGCACAAGGCCGACGGCAATCCATTTGAGCCTTTGCCGGAAGGCGTTGCGGCCACTATCCGCGCCGAAATTGAGTCCGTCCGTGAAGTTTTCGCCGGCCGCGTAGCTACCTATCGCGGCTCCAGGTTTAGCTTTCAAGACGCAATGGCAACCGAGGCGCAGGTTTACTCCGGCTCCGATGCCGTAGCGGCTGGCATGGCCGACGCCACAGGCCATCCGAGTGACGCGTTTGAGGCGTTTGTAGCATTAATCAACCGGGCATAAACCGCCCATAATTTGAAAGGTAATATCAATGAACAATCCTAGTATGATGGCGGCTATCGCACTTGCAGCCGGAATGGAAGATAAAAAGAAAATTGTAAGCCCTCCCGATTGCAGTTGCAATCCGGATGACCCAAATTATGACCCTGATTGCGATTGCAGTAAAGAAATGGCTCCCGACGCCAAAGTTAAATCAGCCGTAAGTGCGGAGCGATCACGCATCACGGGAATTTTGTCCGCGTGTTTTCCAGGGCAAGAAAAATTAGCTACCAAGCTGATAGAATCGGGCGCTGATCTCGGAACGGCAGCTTGTGCCTTTATTTCCGATATGAAGGCACAGGGCGGCAAAGTTCTAGCCTCGCTCGACGAAGACGAAAAGCTGGTGCGCGGGTTGCGCTCTGAACCTGCAAATCCTGCAATGCAGGTACAAAAACCTGCCGATGCACTCGAAGGCGAAGCCAAGTGGAAAGCGGAATTTGCCGGGTCCAAAGACCTCCAGTCGGAATTCGCGACTGAATCCCGTTATCTCGCGTTCAAGAAAGCAGAAGCTGCCGGAACGGTCAAAATTCTCCGCAACAAGATTGATAACCGCTGATCATCAACCAATAAGGAACTCAAAACATGACTACACTTGCAGTCGATAAGGTCCGCGACCTTAAGCCCGGCGACATCAACGACCTTCCCGTCGTTGCGTCGGACATCATCTATGGCGGCGCTGCCGTCGGCATTGTAAAGGCGAGCGGCCACGCCCGCCCGCTTACGTCTGCCGACGTTTTTGCTGGCTTCGCACAACGCCAGTCAGATAATTCTCTCGGCGCCGCGGCGGCGAAAACTGTCTCCATCGTAAGATCCGGCATCGTCACCATCCCTGTGACCGACGCGGTAATAACCGATGTTGGTTCACTGGTTTATGCCCAGGACGACAACGCCTTCTCGTTCCTCGGAACAGCAGGCGTATTTGTGGGCCGCGCCGTTCGTTTTGTTTCGACAGGCATCATGGATGTAATGTTCGATGCGGGCGTCATGCGCGACCCGTTCGAAGGTTACGTGCATGAATCGAAGGCAATCAACACCACAGTTGACGCCGAAGACAGCGGCAAGGTGTTCTGGATTACGGCTGATGCTGTGGTACTCACACTGCCGGCCGTGGGTGGCATCAACAACCTCGTCATAGCCAATGGTCTTTCTTATGGCCTGGCGCTCGTCGAGGTGGCGCCCAATGCTGCTGACATGATCGAGGCACCAAACATCACCGCAGCCGACGACAAGTCCTTGCTCAACACGAAGGCGACTGCCCAGCGCGGCGACTACGTTGAAATCATGGACGGCGATGCTAATGGCTGGACTGCCCGCATCCGCGGAACATGGGCCCGCGAAGCTTAATTTCTGACAGCTAAATAGAAACCCGCACAATCAAGGATTGAAAACATGAGTGCGACTCTTATATCTTCACGGGCTGTCATCGGCTCGTTCTACGAGGCCCTTTCCCAGGGCGACACCGGCTGGGTGAATGAACTCAGCTTCAAGGTAACATCTGACCAGGCGTCCGAACAGTACGCTTGGCTTGGCATGGCGCCCGCAATGCGTGAATGGCTGGGTGGCCGTTCGGCGAAAGACATTCGTGAAAATTCATTCTCGATTGTAAACAAGCCCCACGAAGCCACGCTTGAGGTTACGGTGCCGGAATTGCGCCGCGACAAGTGGGGCCAGATCATTTTGCGGATTGGGGATTTGGCCGACCGAGTAATGAGTTATCCGGCTAAGCTGATTTCCAATCTGATGAACGCTGGCGAAACCGGCGTGGCTTACGATGGCGAATACTTCTTCGACACCGATCATACCGAAGGCGACAGCGGCACCCAGGACAATGACCTGACCTACGCCGCCGCTACCGGCACGACACCGACCATCGCGGAAATGCGCGGCGCCATCATGCAGTCCATTGCGGCCATTCTTGGCTTCAAGGATGACCGTGCCGAACCCGTGAACGAAAATGCCCGCGACTTTATCGTCATGGTTCCGATGACCTATTGGGCCACAGCGATTGAGGCGGTCAATCTTCCGACGACCGACAATGGCGGCGCGAACCTCTTGCAGAATATAAACGGGTTTTCCATCAGAGTGGTTCCAAACCTCCGCAGCAGCTTCACGACAAAGTTCATGACCTTCCTGACCAGTGGCCGCCAGAAGGCGTTCATTCTTCAAGAAGAAATTCCGATGTCGATTAAGGCTGTCGCGGAAGGCTCCGAGCTTGAATTCAATGAAAACAAGCACCGCTATGGCGTAGACTGGTCTGGCAACGTCGGTTACGGCGATTGGAAGAAGGCCTGCCTTACAACATTTACGTAAGGTCTTGAATTGTTGCCGGCGGCGCAATCATGCGCCGCCGTTTTCTTTCCACCAAGGAATTACACATGGATAAGATTCGCGTGACCGGCGGAACTATGCACATAGGCCAGGGCGTCATAATATCGCTCACCGAAGAGCAGGCAAGCCCGCGCCTTCACGCTCTCGAACGTCTGGGCGATGACCTGTTTAAGGCCAATCAGATCTTGCAATTCAAGGCAGGGGAAATATTGGGTATCGAGATAAACGATATAGTCAAGTCAGAGCGCCACATGGCCCGCCACGTCGCGCTAGGCTCTCAAGTCGTCGAGCATTCAGCGCCGGTCGCTGCGCCCATTCAACGGCTTAAACCCGTTTCCGCGCACCGCCGGAATTCATAATCCATGCCGGTTGAATCATCTGCCGACAGATTATCATTTCTTTCGGCGGCGGAGTTTGGCGTGACCGCGATTTATACGCCTGTTTCAGGCGGATCATCGTCATCGGTTGCTGGCATATTCGACAAGGAATACCTGGAAGTAGCTGGCGAAGGCGAGGCCGCTGTTTCAACAACTCATCCCATGTTTGTCTGCCGCTCGGTTGACCTAACAAGCGGCGGGCTGTTTGACGATCAACTAGTGATCGATGCCGTCACCTATAAGGCGAAGGTCATCCGGCCCGACGGCACCGGCATGACAACCCTGTTTTTGGAACAGCAATAAATGGCCCATGCCCGCAAGAATATCCGCGATGCAGCGGCGCAATTGCTTGCGGGACTAAGCCAGACGGGCGCCCGCGTTTATCCCTCACGATATTATCCGGTTGATGAAGCCAGTTTACCGGCGATCTGCATCTATACTATTTCAGAAGAAGCCGACGCAGACAGCATGGGACCGCGTAAATTGGTGCGCCGCTTGCAGCTCGCGGTGGAAATCGTGGCCCGTACCATCGACACGCTGGACGACTCGCTGGATGCAATCGCCTTTGAGGTAGAGGCAGCGCTTGGTGCCAACCCGACGCTGAACGGCACCGCCAAGGATTGCATTCTGGCGGGCACCCGCATCGGCCTCTCTTCACCTTCAGATCCGGCGGCCAAGCCCACCGGCTCCGCCGTGCTGAGTTACCTCGTCACCTATCGCACCCTTGCCGCCAACGCGGCGCTTATCGACTAGCAGCTGCAAAGGCAATCTCAACTGACCCGCTTCGGCGGGTTTTTCATTGAAAGGACAGATCATCATGGCGACTCATTGGGGCAACGAAGGTACGGTCAAAATCGGTGCCAACGCAATCGCAGAGATTGAGGAATTTGAATTTTCTGAAAGTGTCGATCCCATCGATGACACGTCCATGGGAGATACCTACTCCAGTCACATCGCGGCGTCCGGCATCAAGAAGTGGAACGGGTCGATGACTTGCCACTGGGATGAGACCGACACCAATGGCCAGGTGCTGATGGTTGTGGGCGCCTCCCTCGTTCTCAATCTCTATCCGGAGGGCGCTACGACTGGCGACACCTACTGGACCGGCACAGCGACCATCACCGAAAGGGGCCAGGCGACGAAGAAGGACGGCGAAACGATCAAGGCGACGTTTTCGTTCATGGGCAATGGCACGCTCACCCGCGGAACGGTGTAGCGCATGAATATCCTCCAGCGCGCCCAGGCCAGCTGGGATTCCCGCCCTACCCATGAGATTGCGGTTCCGGAATGGGCCGAGGCCGGCAAGCATCTCATCATTTATTTCAAGGCACCCAATCTGGCGACACTTTCGAAAGTGGTGCGCGAAGCCAAGGGCGATCCCATGGATGAAGCGGCCCGCCTCATCGTCGCCTGCTCACTGGACGTCGAAGGCAAGCGCCTGTTCAACAATGCGGACATCGTCACAGTGATGAACCATGTCGATCCTGCGGTGGTCGGCCGGATCGCCGCGGCGATCAAGGAC